CTTATATAGATAATTCAGACTCAGATAAATTTAAGATTAGAAGAAGTACAACAGACCATTTTACTATTGATGAGTCTGGCAACGTAGGTATAGGAACAGATTCTCCGTCAAGGAAATTTACAATAGTCAATACTACAACTAATACTGCTACTGGCTTTTTTTATACAAATGCAGTTCATACTGGAGTAGATACTCATTCAGTTCTCTCTATCCGTTCTGATAACGCAAGTTCAAATGGAGATGTACTTCATGTGCAAGGCGATGGAACTGGTAATCTGCTTACTTTAAGTAAAGATGGTTCAGATAAATTAACTGTTACTCATGAAGGCAAAGTAGGTATAGGAATTGTTCCAGTAGCCACACTTCAAGTGAAAACTGCCTCTGATGTTAATTTTACTCTTTCAGCAAATAGTGGTGATTTACGAATAAACGCTGTTAATGATGCCGTAGATAGTGCTGTTGGATTAGAATTTAATGGGGCAGATTATGAGTTTTTAGGAACAGGAACATCCACATTTGGTGGTAATATAGAAGTATTAAAAGGTTCTCCGCTAATTCGAGTAAAAGATAGCACAAATTCAGTTCGTGGATTTATGTCTGTAAGTAGCGGTGTTGTTAAAATGGGTGGCTCGGATAATAATAATGTTGAAATACAATCAAATGGAACAACTAGACTTACAATAGCAGGTAGTGGCAACTCTACATTTGCTGGTTCAGTAAATATTGCTGACGATACAACTATTTCATCAGCAGAAGCAGGTGGATTAGTATTAACAATACAACAAAGCAATGAAGATGATAATTCATCCGAATTAAAATTTGTTAAAGATTCTGCTAGTCCAGCTACTGGAGATAAACTTGGACAAATTACTTTTTATGGTGATGACGATGGGGGTACTCAACATAATTTTGCAGACATAGCTGTATTACCAACTGGTTTAGGAGCAAGTAGTGGTGAACAAGGTACTATTAGATTTCGTGCTTTAAATGGTGGAGCAATGAAAACTCCATTAACATTAGTTGGAGAAAACGCAACATTTGGTGGTACTATTGCTTCCTCACCATCAATAACAGATGGAATTGGTTTAAATATAGAAGCTGATTCTCTTACTACTGGTAATATTGGTCGGTTTTATTCTGATTCAGATTCTAATGCTACAAGAAATTTAGTAGAAATTACAAATGACCATATTGGAGCTTCAGGAACTACTCCTTTACGGATTCGACAAGATGCACCTCATACTGCTATAGATATAGACTCAGCAAATACAGGAGATTGGGCAGTAGATATACAAGGAACTGCTCATACGACTGCTGGATTACTATACGCATATTCTAATTCACCTTCTAACTCTACAAGAGATTTAGTGCATATACACAATGACCATCCAGATGCTGATAATACAACAGCTTTAAAAATTATTCAAGATGGTGCAAATTCAGCTTTAACCATAACTAGTGGCAATTATTCACAATTACAGATGATTTCAAGTGGTGCTGAAAATGGAATAAAATTTGTTGATTCGGGTGGGACAGTTGATGGATATATTTACGCTACTGATTCATCTGTAGGTTTTTTAAATGGTAGTGGTTCACATACTTTTAAAGTTGATGCCAACTCCCGAATCTCACTAAGTAATAATAATAGAACTGGAGCAACTAACAATACAGTTTTTGGAAAGTTAGCTGGTGATGATTTAAATAATGGTGGAATTGCTAACTCTTTTTTCGGAGAAAATGCTGGTCATGCAGTAACGACTGGAGATTATAATGTTGCGATTGGTCTTAATTCTTTAGATGGCTCAACAAACGCACAAAGAGTAACTGCAATAGGTACGGCAACTATGAGAGCAAATACAACAGCAGATGCTGAAGGTGCTGTAGCAGTTGGGTATGGTGCATTAAATGCCTTGACTTCAGGTGGAAGAAACTTAGCTATTGGGTATCAATCTTTAGATGCCCTTACAGAAGCAGATGATAATATAGCAATCGGTTATCAAGCATTAACTGCTAGTTCTGAAACTCAAGCACATAGGAACATAGCAATAGGTGGTTACGCTCTATCAACTTTAAATGCTAGAGGTCAGGAAAATATAGCAATAGGATTTGAGGCTTTACAGACTGCCAATGACGCAGATATAGATGCGAATATAGCTATAGGAAATTATGTATTGGATGATGTTGGGGGTGCTGGGGTATGGGCGTGTGTAGGTATTGGACATAATGCACTTACAGCAGTAAATAATGCTGGAGCTGTAGGAAGTACAGCAATAGGATATTACTCACTTTCAGCTTTGACGTCAGGACAAAAAAATACAGCAGTTGGGTTTGAATCTCTTAAATCAAATACAATAGGTGATAAAAATACAGCAGTAGGTTATCAAGCACTTGAATCATTTAATGCAGATACAGATGCTCATGGGCATAATACAGCAGTTGGTCATAATGCAATGCAAGGTAATGCTACAGGAACTGATAATACTGCAATAGGTCATCAAAGCGCTTTTTCTGGCACTAACAATATGACTTCTGGAGATAACAATACTTTTATTGGTTCGCTATCAACCCCAAGCTCTGCAACACCTACTAATCAAACGGTAATAGGTTATAATGCAGTAGGACAAGCAGATAACTCGGTAACTCTTGGTGATTCTAATGTAACTGATGTTTATATGGCTCAAGATAGTGGAGCAAAAGTACACGCTGGTGAAGCTTCATTTACTGGTGATGTAACAGTTTCAAGCGACATAATACACGCTGGAGATACAGACAATAAAATAAAATTTGAAGCTAATAAAGTTACTTTATCTAATACAGTTGGAACTATTGTTTCTACGCCAACTTCAGGAGGAATTTCATCTTTATATGTAACTGCTATACACCCAGGAAATACAGATGTTTATAAAATTGGTGGTATGCAAGCTCAAATACCAACTTCTGCATGGTTATCGGCTAATGTAAAATTACTCGGACCAGCTTTAACTGGATATGGTACTGGTATTGAATATTTAAAATTTGAGACTGACGGCACAAATAAATTCTCCACATTTTCAAGTGTAGTCAATGCTAATAGTGGTATAAACTTTCCAGATTCACAAGTAGCAAGTTCAGATGCCAATACTTTAGATGATTACGAGGAAGGAGACTGGACACCAGTAATTACTTTTGGAGGAAATTCTAACAATATTGCTTATGGTACTCAAGCTGGTAAATATACTAAAGTTGGGAGAGTTATTCATTGTACTTGTGAAATTATTTTAACAAACAAAGGTGACTCAACTGGACAGGCTAAAATTGGAGGACTTCCTTTTACTATTAGCAATACAGATGGGGCAGAAGGAGCAGTTTCATTATTAGTTGGAAATATTACTTTTGCAGATTATCCTCAAGGTTATCTTGCAAAAAATACTCAAACAATAGAATTAAGTGAAGTAACTAATGCTGGTGGGGTTACAGATTTAAGTAATGCAGACTTTGCAAACAACTCATATATAAGAGTTGCTTTTTCTTTTATAAATTAATTGGATAATTAATAAGGAATAATAAAATGGCTTTAACAAAAGAAACAACAGAAGATTATGAAGTTCGTGGTGAGTTTAAAACAATTCAAAAACGAACAAGAACTGCAATCATGGAAGATGGAGCAGAAATATCATACAAATATCATAGAACATCATTTATGTGCGATTCAGATGTAAGCGGTGAGTCCGATGAATTAAAGGCACTAGCTGGTGCTTTATGGACTGATGCAGTAAAGAAAGCATACGAAGATAGTAAAGTTTAATTAACAAGGAGTCAATAATGGCAAAAAAAGAAAAGAAGCCAGTCCTGAATCTTGATGACAAAGAATACGTCATTGAGGATATGACTGATGAGCAAAAGATGATGGTAAATCATATTAACGATATTCAGAACAAACAGAATAGCAATCAGTTTATGGCTGACCAGTTATCTGTAGGTAAAGAAGCGTTCATNAATATGCTTAGAGAATCATTAGCTAAACCTGAAGAGGTAGAAGCAGAGTAATGTTGATTCGAAGGTGTGCTCAGGGTCATGATATTAAGGTATACAGGAATACTACTCCCGGTGCTACTCGTACAAAGAGTTACCCAGATGGTACAACTGAGACCCTGACATACCCTTCATCATATAAATACTTCTTAACTATAGATGGCGAAGTAGAAAGAAGAAGTAATAGTTGGGAAACAATAGAAGAATTATATGTTAGTAAGTGTGAAGATAAACATACCACTAGTAATGGTAGGGTGATTATCGGTAAGCATAAACTAGTAAACCATGTAATAACAGAATTATGAAAAACCCTTTAGCAACATTAGTATCTTGGCAAACAAGAACAGGTCAATTAGATGGATGGACTGCTTACCATATTGGAGCAGGCGCATTCTTTTGCAAGATATTTCAATGGTGTGGATTTAGCGATTTATGGTGTGTTCTTGGAGTATTGATACTTGGTATCGCTTGGGAGATTTTCGAGTGGATTATAGAGAATTACAAGCCTTACGGGACTAAAGAAAAGTGGGCTTATAATACTTTATCAGATATATTTGTAGAGACAGCAATGGCTTTATGGATGGTAATATAGGAAAATAAAATGTCTTTATATAAGTATACAGAGAAAGAAGCGGCTAATCTATTAATAGGTCAAAATGGCTTTGATGTAATAGCTGAACACAATACTACTGTTGTTAATCCAGATAC